TATTTTTCCTGTAGGCCAGAGTCTGGTTATAGGTCCACCTACAAAGATCGATAGTTTCTTCTAAAGTACGTACCTGAGCTTTAGTTGGAAACACTCGGAATTTATAGGATTTATTCATGGGAGTAGTTGGGTTTATGTTTTAATGATATTTATAGATTACGATTGGTATTTAACAAGGATAAAAGTTTTATTGAGTTATGGTAAATTATTTAATTCTAATTTTTAAAACAAACTTTATAAGAACTTGTTTCTTATATATTACTTTAAAATTGGTCTTGAGCTGGGGGCTCATGTCTTCGCCGAACATCAACTGGTATAAGGAGAATTGTAGCCGATGGTGTAGTGATATTTTTGTTAACGGAGACGGAGAGATCGAAGAAGTTAGTTTTGTTGAGATTTTAGATTTTGATGAAATATATTATAAGGAATATTTAGAATGGTGGAATTCGTTAGCAATTGAGTTAGAAATGTATGAATTATTGAGTGGGATATAAAGGTGGATGGTTTTTTTATTTAATTCATAATTTTAAAATATGTATTTAATTGTTAGAGGAGTTAGGAAGAAAGATGTCTGATTTTAAAGGCGATATTCAATCTAAGTTAGAGAAAGGAATACTTAATCAACGAGTATCTAACAAGGATTTAATACTTGCCGCCATGAACCCGCTGGTTCAAGCTTTGTCTGGAACCGACACACAATTAAAATTCTCTAAACCATTTTATCATAATGTCTACGACCCAAAAGGAAAAGTAGACGTAGAAATGAGTTATGATATTGCCGAAAATTTAGAAGATATCGATTTCTTTTCTTGGGCTCAGGTTGCAGATTCTGACGGGTTTAGAGGCGGTCGCGGGGTTGCTGAACTTGCTTGGGGAAAAGATTCCAACTCTGGATACGTAAATTATACTGCTATGCAGAGAAGGCCGTATGATTCGTTCATACGACCTAAAAATGATAAAATAATTAGCACGGCCCTTCGCTGGAAGGGTATGTATTACGATAATGAAGGAACCCTTAATTTTGATCAAACTATAAATTCTGGGACTAAATCTGGAAAAATAGTCAGTTTGGATAAAAATCAAGTATTTTCTTTATCTCCATTGGGATCTAGATTCATAGATGAAAGCATATTAGAATACCTTTTGCCATATATCGATCTAGCTGCTTACAGCTTTGATTTGATTTATGTTGTAATGAACGAACAAATCAATCCTAAAGATTTAGTTATAACAGACGAAAACTTGCCTGGAACGTCAGATATTGCAAAAAATATACTAGAAGGGAATAATTCTATTGAGAATACACCTATTCCGCCCAATATGAGCTTGAATCGTCCTCATTATTACGATCGGCAAGATATACTTTCGTTCTATAATTTCGCTACGCGAGAACTCTATAAGATAGTTTTTCCGATTTCTGCGCTTTCAGACGGAGGGGAGGGTAAGTCGGCGCTACTCGATAATAGCTCGGCCAGCGCAAAAATGTCAACTTTCTTTGCTTATATTCAGTCTGGTAGGTTAAAATTCTGTAGAGAAGCCAGCAAATTGGGAAATAACTGGTTGGATATTAACGGATTCAAAAAGAAGGGATATCGTTATTCTCTGATCCCAGCCCCGATTGAACCAAAAGATACTCAAAACGAATTAAAAATCATGATCGCAGCCAGAGGGAGCGGAGATATTAGCCAACAAGAGTACAGGAACTGGATTAACAGCAGTGTAATTGGAATCCGGCTCCAAGAAAATTTTGAGTCAGAAGAGGATTTAGGACAAAAGGTCCAACCCAAAGTAGACTCCGCGGTTTCCAAAGTGTTAGATAAAGTCGCAGATGGAGATGATCCCATCCAAGCTATGGCTGATGTGGTAGCGAGGTAAATAAGCAATGAAAATAATATTTTATCCCCTCTTCAGCTCTTAATTTTTCTAAATAGACTTTTGTATTACAATTCCAACAAAGAAATCTATATTCCTTCTTTAAGGACTTTGGCCAATTATTTTTTCTAAATATATCAATCAATTTTATTCCGCTTCTTCTTGTTCTGATTTTTCTGTCTTTTTTAGCATCTCCATTCTTGTGGTCTATACATAAAAATTTCAGGTTAGACTCGCCACATCTTTCACACGGTCCAAAAAAATTAAAAGCTTCTTTCCAAATTCGAACATATCTTCTTTGATATCGATCAAGATCTTTTTCGGGCTTGTCAAAATAATTTCTTGATTCTTTGGCGCAGTTGTGGTTATAACATAAAATTTGATAATTTTCTTTAATGTATTCTTCGGGCCAACCTAATTTTTCGAGGCGTGCCATTAAACGACTTCTTCCTTTTCCGAGAATTTTACGTTCTTGTTTTCCGTTGTTTTTAATATGATCTATGGTAAGAACATCTCGGTCTTTTATTCCGCATTCTGCGCACGAGTCTCCTAAAATAGATAGAATTTTATTGAATAAAATTTCTTGTTTCCTTTGTCCTTCATATTTTGTTGTGATCCAGTATTTTTCATATTGTTTTCTTTTGAGGACCTCTTTATTTTCTTTTTTGTAAATCCTGTCTTTTGCGATAATCTCTTCTTTATTTTCCTCGCGATATTTTTTAGATCTTTTTCTGAAAACGTGTGGGTTTTCCCAATAGCGTTCTTTAGCCTTTTGATCGACTTTCTCTTTATTATTTTTGTAATATTCTTTTGTTTTTGCTATGTATTGTTCGGGATTATCTGCGTATTTTTCTCTATTACGTTTATTTATTGTTTCACGATTTTTGTTTACATAATCGAGTGCGCGTTTTCTGTTTTCTTCTGGATTTTTCCAATATTGGTTCCTAGCCAATTCATTGTACCTTTCTCGGTTTTTCTCTCTATATTCTCTTTGTTTCCTTAATTCCTCTTCGTGATTTCTCCTCCTTCGTTCTCTTTTTTGAGCATTAATTTTTTCTTTGTTTTCCTCATAGTAAGCTTTTCTCCTTGTTTTCTCTTTTTCTTTTTCTTTTAAAGATAAGATATCAGACATATTATTCAATAAAGGTTTAATACTATATAAACTTTTCGGAGGCTATAATTTTATTTATAGACGGTTTAAAAATGATTGTCTCTAATCCTCCATTCTTTTAAAATATCTACATTCTCCTTCCATTAAACATTTTTCTACGCTATCGTCGCAGACCCATCTAATGATGCCATTTGTAACCCGTATGATTAACTCTGGTTCAATCATAACTCCATCTGCATACCAATAGTGGGGCAACATGAGATCTATTTTGTTTTCTTCTAGTAGCTTTTTATATGCTAGGAACAGGAGTTGTCTGAACTCTTGACATCGTTTCATTTCTGGCGTGGATTCTACTGATAATACAATTATACTATAAGCCAACAGCTTATACTCTTCTGGAATTTCCTTAAATAAAGAATCAATCTCTTCAGTTGTGTGCCTCCCAGCATTTATGAAAAATGAATCTGGAAGATCTCTAAGTAGCCAATTGTTGTTCATGTTTGTTCCTTTATCGAATATTCTGCTAAATAAATCGCTCCACCATCTTCGCGATAAATGCGATCGAAACCGGTAAGAATCACGTCGCCCATATGTTCTAATTCCGCAATGGCGTGCATTATAGCAAACTCATTTGTCGCCTCTGGGATGTTTCTGCATAATGACGGAATTGTTTGAGGAGACTTTTCTAACAAAGATTTTCTGATTTTATATTGTAGGTTCATATCTCTCTCCTTTCTCTCATCCTATCGTGTACTTTACAAGCGGCTTCGCAGTGGATTGGAACCGTGAACGTTCTACTCTCAATTGGTTCTGAACTGAGGAACGGATGAAGCCTACAAACTTCTGGACGGGCCTCATAAATCTTGCATTTCTTGTTTTTAAGATCGTAAAACTTACAAGGTCTATCGTGCTTAATAATTAGTGAACCATTTGCGGGATTGATTCTACAATGTCTTTTTGCTGCAACTTTTAACGACTTACCAAAGTAGTCTGCAATTCTTTTAAGATCCTCCATTGTGACATCTATGGGAGCACATTGAGTGCAACAGTTCCCACATTCTTCACACTTGAATTCTTCTTGCGCCCTTAAACGAGCTGCGTAAGTAGTATTAATGTAGTACATAGGTTATCTCCTAGGCCTTTTCAATCTTTCTTTTAAATCTTCTAGTTGTCTGGTTGTTCTCTCTTTGATTAACCGTATCCTCTCTTTTTCGATCTCTTCCACCTGATTTTCAATTTCTTCTGGAATTTCGCTCCAAGCAATTAAAACATCATCTAAGTTTTTAGATCTCCAAATAAGGGGGTGAATATCAATAATGTCGTCATAAATTGTTAAACGTAAAAGATAGCTTACATAAGAAATATGATATTTAGTCATGCTAGTTCCATCCAAACATCTTCTATGCAACTTGTTATTACATCTGCAAATCCATACATAGTTTCAAACTCTCCATTAATGAATCCGTTAGGATAATATATTATGGTTTTCTTTCCCTTTCCCGCGGCATATCCAAGTTCTAAATGAGAAGATCTTCCGCAGGGCATTATCATTACTACGGCATCAGCCCAATCAATCTTCTCTTTATCTTGTTTAAAAGCTTTTTGAGTTCTCCAATCTTTTAAAAATGTTTTCGCATTTAAATTTTGAAGAATTTCTTGTGGCAATTCCGTCCAAGAGAAAACAAATCTTCCATTAGATGGATCGGTAAAATTATCTACTTCATAACCAAGATTAGATAATTCTTTTGCTACACGGTCTACAGCTTTTTTATTTTTCCAAGAAGAGGCTAAATAGATTTTAGTCATTTATACAACCCCAATCTCCCTGTAATTTTATCTATGTTCTCGTTAAGATCTGGTCCAATTCCTATACAGGTTAAAGCATTAGGTTCCAGCTCTGTAAGTCCAAAATCGTAAACCAGAAAATAAGGTATTCCTTCTTTATTACACTTTTCTTTGATATTTAGAATATCTTTTTCAGATTTAACTTTAAGGACGATTTTTCTAAATCCTTCGGCAAACCAGTTCTCTAGATTGGGGGCAAGAAGATTTGAACCGTATATTGCCCCCACGCTTGCATGAGCTACTTGGACCGCCAGTTTTCCTGGTGACATTTTAAGATCTTCCCTAACTACAATTGCTTGCTTATAAAGAAATTTATGGGTCATTTCGTCTTTCTCCATATTTTTTTCACAATATACCTTTCATACAATTTTCAAGGTTATAAAACTTCTGGTAAAGTCTCTTCATTCTGCCTAAAAATACATTATGTTTTTTTTGAGTCACGGTTTCCTCCTCTTATACACCAAAATATACATATTAGTTAATGATTGTGTTTATAAAGGGGAAATCAATCCTCCGGAAAGTTGAGGCAACAAAATTCACCAAATAATTCTTTAGCGACTTTGTCATACGCGCGGGCCGCGTCCTCTTCGGAGGTAAAAGATCCCAAATGTATATTTTGGTTATTAAATTTTATTGAAGGTCTCCACTTATTTTGCTTCGTTTCCCACGAAACTCCTTTATATTGGCTGCTTTTAGTAGTTTTCTGAATTTGTCGATTAAACTGATTTTCTTGTATTGTGGCGAGCCTCAAATTACTGCGTCGATTATCAAGTCCGTTATGATTAACATGATCAATTTTTTCATGATAAGTAAGATCTCTACCTAAAAAATTTTTCATAATTGCACGATGCAAATAGAGTTTTTTGCGTAGTCCGTTAGGTAGAAGAACAGAAGTAGAAACGTAATACAGTTTGTTGGAGTTTTTTTTCGTATATCTACACACCAATTATGTTTTATTAGTTCCGCGTCTTCTTCATCTATTTCCGTTGCTAATCCATGTTTCAGTTGAATTTTAATAACCACCTTATTCACCTCTAAAAAAAGAACCTTTATTGGATACGCTCCAGCTACCGTGTAAAATTGTTCCAAATTGTGGAGCTGCCAAAGAGTCCCTTAACATAAAAGCTCCGTAAGTCACGTTCCCTGTATTATCTACGCATTCTATCGAAGCAAATCCATTACCAGCTTTAGAAGTTCCGTAACTGATATTTGTGACTAAGAACTCTCTAGGTCCTAGAATCTCCGTATCTCCTTCCAGTCCTCTTAATACATTCTTAGACATTTCATCCTCTATGTTACCTATCCATAGTATTTGTAGTTTTCCCTCTCTAACTTCTATGTGGCCTCTATTCATGTAATAGGGCTGGAGACAGAATATCAAAGGATTCTTTTGTTCTCCTTTAACAATTCTATCTACGATTTCTTTGTGTCTTCTTGAAACTACGGCGGATAAATTCAAGGTAACTCTTGAGGTTCCGTCCTCGTAATTTAGAACATACGAAGTTTTTCCATTACTGCTGAAAGCTTTATGATCATAAACCCATCCTACGGAAAGAATTGCTTTATTTTCTACAGATTCAGATTTCAAATAACTTAGTGGCTTTCTAAAAGACTCGTTTTTGATTTTGGGTAATTCCTCGTATGATCTAGGCCAGGGCAAAGACTTTCGGAGCCTAAACATCTTTTCCTCCTCAGACCAGTCGTCGCTTGTATTCGGTTCCGAGGACCACGCCCACAGAGTGTTCTTAGTGAGTTCCTTGCCACTTAATAATTGCCTGCGATTCTTCTCTATAGAATCTAAATAACCGACCTCTACGAGCGTTTGGAAGACATTCTTTTTAATTTTCTTTATCTTGTCAAAGTTGTCTCCTGCGGCAAGAACCTTTTTTATCTCTTCTGGGCCAATTCCCTTGACTTTGTTTAATCCTAAATAAATTATATTTTTACTTTTATCAAAAGTGGTCAATTCTGACGGAGATTCTACACTGGGAGGTTTAATTACCACTCCTGAATCAATTGCTTCCTTCACAAAGGACAGAGACTGAACTTCATCTGATTCTACATTAATAAGAGACGAATAAAACGCAAGAGGGTGATACAATTTCAACCATGCTGTCCAATAACCGAGCATAGAATATTCTATACAATGAATCATATTAAAACTATAACGTCCAAATTCCAACATTGTTTGAAATAGATGTTCGGCTATTTCTTCCGGCATTCCATTTGATATTGCTCCTGTCAAGAATTGGTCATATTTTTCTTGAATCGCCTCTTTTCCTTTGCTTTTACTGACAAGTTTTAAGAATTTTTCACTTTCTATCATAGAAAATCCGCCGATTATATTGGCGATTTTCATGATTTGTTCTTGGTATATTAGAACTCCTAACGTCTCGTTAGTTACCTTTTCTAGCAGATGGTGATCGTAATCCCATTCTGCTCCATTTTTTCTTTCAACATATCTTGCTGCTTCTCCTCCGTTTAATGGTCCGGGGCGGCAGAGGGAATTTGCAGCTAGAAGATCTTCAAACCTATCGACATTTAAATGTCTTAGATAATCTGTAATTAATTGAGATCCAAATTGGAAAACACCTGAAGTTTTTCCAGATCTTAAAAGATTAAATACATCGGGATCAGCATAATCCTCCGGTAAAATATCCCATCCAAGTCCAGATGATTTTAATGTTCCGTCGATTACATCTAGTACGGAGATTCCCAGGACGTCGAATTTAATAATACCTAAACGCTCCAACATATCTTTTTCAAAACTTGCAGCGAGACAATTTTTTATGTCTCCTTTATCGTATATTTCTGTTGGAATTGTACTTTCCAGGTCCTTGCAAATTACTACCCCTGCTGCGTGGAGTCCTATATGTCTAATTTTTCCTTTTAGTTTAACAGCAGCATCTATTACTTCAGGATATTTCTTTGCAAATTCCGCGGCAGTTTCAGATGTAAGAATTATATCCTCTATTTTAAGATTCTCCGCGGTCTTAGTAGAGAGTTCTTTGTTAAATTTATTCACTTCAGATAGAGGAACGTTGTAAATTCTTGCGACATCCTTAATTGCTGATTTGTCGGACCACTCGTTAAATGTCATGATATAAGACACGTTTGTGGGTCCATATTCCAGTCTTAAGCTTCCAATTATACTTTCTCTCTTTTTAGCGCTAAAATCCATATCAATATCTGGTGTTCGAGTTGGAGTTAAAAATCTTTCCCACAATGTGTTAAATCTTAGAGGATCTACCTTTGTAATTCCTAACAAATATGCAAGTAGGGAACCGCCTACCGAGCCTCTTCCAGGTCCTCTCGGGATATCATGAGAATCTGCATAATCAACCATATACATGACTTTATCAAAATAATTAAAAAATTTTCTGGAGGTTAACAGATCTACCTCTTTTTTTATTCTTTCGTTTACAATTAAAGGATCGTAGTTATTTTTTTTAGTATAACCTTCAATATCTATTCTTTTTAATATTTTTTCTCTTGCTTCCTCTTCAATCCCAGGCAAAGTATCCCCTAGATTTGACGGTAATTCAAAAGTACACTTGTTTGCTACTTCTAAGGTATTCGCGAATAGTTCCTCCATAATAGGATATATTTTGGGATGACATGTTTTTAATAGGGATTCTATTTGGTCACAAGTTAAATTACAAAATGTATCGTCCGAGAATCCAATTTTATCTGTAATCTTTTTTCTCCATTCATTTGCTTTTACAAGATCGTGATAATGCTTATCTTCTGGCGAATTGTAATGAGAGTCGGTAGTAATTATTGGTTTAATATTATATTTTCTTGCTACATTAATTATATATTCGTTAAACCTTATTTGTTCTTCTAGTCTATTCGGCATTAACTCGACGTAAAGATCCTCTTCAAACGCTTCTTGGAGTTTTTGTATAATGGGTTCTGGATTATCTCCTCTTTTCCATCTTTGTGCCACTGTTCCACTAACACACGCGGTGCTACAGATTAATCCTTCTGAATGTTTACAAATCTCATCAAGAGGAATTTTCTGGAACACTTTATTGAATACTTTATGGACGTGTTCTTTTGCGATTGTGTGAAGTTTTAATAGGTTTTTGTATCCTATTTCATTTTTAACAAGAAGAACAAGGTGGCTCTGTTTCTTCTCGGATTCTTCTATGTAAGCTTCTAAACCAATAATGGGTTTGATTCCTTTTTTCTTAAGAGCATTCTGAAAATAAGGAAGGCCAGAAAGAGAGCCATGATCTGTTATGGCACATGCTTTAAATCCTTTTTGAAATAGATCTTCTGCCATTTCATCTTGAGTCCGGAAAACGTCGCCGACGCTTCCGTGTTCGGAATGAGTATGTAGCGGCACATATCTTTGTTTTATTGAATATCCGGTAGGAAGCGGAGTAATTGGTTGAGGACCGTTTGGAATAGGAGATCTTAAAGGACTGGGAAGTGGATCGGTTATAGATTGCTCTGGCGTAATTTGGCTACATGACGATCCAGCTTCAAGAAAAAAGTTTACACGCTCGAAGATTTTAACATAATCTGCAACGGGCATTTTTCCACGTAAGATGTACGACGGGTGAAATATAGCGATAAATCTTCTTCCGTCTTTCGTGAATGTTTTT